CTCCCAAGGCCAGTTCTTAGGTTGATCCGTAAGGGACTGACCTGGTACAGGTGCTTCAAGAAATGATGCCATTTTAATTATACCTTATTTAGTGAATCCTGCGCCAAAGTAGAGTCCTACAATGGCTGATACGATATGTGTGTCTAGTGGAGTTATTACAAAGCCTTTAGCCATCTTCCATTGTATAGCTTCATCTGGTCCAAACAACCAAGCCAACGGACCACCAGTAGCTTCAGTGTACCCTACATATACGCTAACATCAGGATACCATACAGCGACTAGCTTTGGCAAGACAATAATAGAGAATACAGCAGATAAAGCGATAAGTCTACGTGTCCAAGCAAAGTGTTTATCATTCTTACCTGCGTCACGTGCATCAGCTACAGCACTACGGTTAAACTCTGCACGTTGCATGAGCATCTCATTCTGCATCTGACGGGCTTTCATGGACTGACCCCAGATAGACATAATTCCACCTAGCACGGTGGAGAATAACATTGTAATTAACTCTAGGGGTAAGCCGAACATTATGCGTCACCACTTTGTGGTACACCAGAGACTGTAGCATCTGCTAAAGGCAGCACAGACGAAACATCGTCTAACCCTGATATAATGCCAGCATAGTATAGTTCTTTAGCAACACGGTTATCCATACCTGCTGTGTTTTTACCTGAGTCTTTTCTACGCATTTGCTTCGCAAACTCTTTTACGTTACCGTCTTTTGCAGCCTGTAATACTTTAGTCCAACCTGTACCTGCTTTTGCACCACCTACATTATAGGCTAAAGATGTTAAAGCGTTTTGATATTTATAGTCTAGTTCGTCCCATGTAATACCTAGCTTTTTAAGCTTTGCATCCCATCCCTCTTTTCCATCGTAACCATTACGTGCCAAGGCTAGTTCTGCAGCCATATCTTTGTTAAGTATTTCTACTTTTTGCGCTTCTGTTAGTTTTATGTATGTACCATCTTCATTCTTAAACTTGATACCATGTATTTCCCCAGATGCTTCTTCTGAAGATTTTACTTTGTGACCAAACCCTACATCTTTACTACGTTGTGCTTCAGGTATGTCTTTCTCAGCCGTATCGTTTGTTGGTTTAGGTACAGAGCCGTGGTCTGTTTCTGCTTTTTGTCCTATATCTAAATAAAACTTATTTGTCTTTTCTTTAATTGATTCTTCTATAGGACTAAAGTTAACATCTCCTATACGAGGTTTCTCTGGTGTCTCTCCTTTAATATCAAGGCGAGGACTCATTAACCCTTTCCCAAGCAACTCACTTGTGTCAATAGTACCAGGATCAATATCTTCTGCCAGTTCATACAGAGGTTCTTCATTAGTTAGTTTACCTTCTTCTGTGTCTGTAACATCTTTAAGACCACCACCTAGAGGTTGACCAAACTCTGTTGTAGCTACTTCACGTAAGTTCTTAGCTTGTGCATCCGTCATCTCTTCACGTGTATCTACATCTATTTCATCGAAGTAGTCTAGCGAAGGTGTCTCTGTATCTTCAACCATAAGTCTATCTAGTGCATCAAACTCACGTAGGACGTCTTCTTTAGTACGGTCCTTGTCAATCTCTTTAGCTGTAAGAACACGATCAGCGTCTTCTGCGTTATCAAAGTAAGACATGATAGCTTCGTACATACTTTCGTAGAAGCCTTTATCCATAGGCTCTTGTTCATCAGCAGGTTTAGCACCGATACCTGTAGGTACAGCACCTTCTTGGGATACTTCTCTTAGTTTCTCTTTAGCTGTATTTCCCAAGCTAAACATATCATAGTTAAAATCTGCCATGTTTTATTATCCTGTTATGATAGCGCCAATGATAGTACCTGCAGCTTTAGCAAACCCAGCGCTCTTAGTACCTTCAGCAGCTTCCTTTGTAGCCTCTGTTCTTAGCTGTTCAACAGCGATACTTGTAGCACGATCAGCGTTGTTGTTAGCTGTCTGGAATGCGAAGCTCATGATGTCACGCTCACGCTGCCATATCTGTTCCATGTTAACTTGTGTAAGTCCGTTGATGGTACGAGCAAAGGTAGCATTACTTTCATTGAGTGCAGCAGTGTTCATAGTAGCAATGTTCTGTCTCCACTGTGCGTTAGCTTGTGCAACTACAAGACCATTCTGTGCGTTGAACAAGTCACGCTGTTGTTGTATCTCTGAGTTAAACTCACGTAGAGCGTTAACACTATTGACGTTAAACTGATCCATAGCGTTCTGCTGTGTAGCATTGAACTGTGATACTTGTGATGTAAGTGATGCAAAGAACTGGTTAGTCTGGTTCTCACTTGTAGCGTTAAACTGTGCAGCAGCATTCTCAGCAGCTTGATCAGTAAGTAGAGCTTGAATGTTTTGCTGTGACTTAAACATAGCAGTCTGTTGTTCATTAGACAAGTTAGTCAAGTCCATCTGCAAGAAGCTTTGAGCATTCTGTACAGCAGCCTGTTGTCTATTGTTCAGGTTAGCCATGTCTAGTTGTGACAATGCAGCAGCCTCTGACATAACCATAGCTTGACGGTTAGTCAGGTTAGTTAAGTTCATTGTGTTAGCTGCACGGCTATTCTCTAGCGCAACCTGTTGCTCAGCATTGAAGTTCAAATTAGCTATATCAGCGATACGTGATGCATTAGCTACACGAGCTTGGAATGCTTGATCAAACTCTTGACCTAAGAATGTAGCACGTTGTTGAGCAGCTAGCATTGCACGTTGCTGACGGTTAGACAAGTTCTGTGCTTCAAACTGTGCCATAGTCTGAGCATCCATCTGAGCGATAGGTAGCGCAGCTTCCATAGCAGCTTGTACTACAGCCTGACCTGCTAGGCTAGACGCACCTAAACCACGAGCAGCTAGTGTCTGCATGGCTGTACGCATAGACCCAGCAGCCCAAGCAGGTGTCTCCCCACCCTCGAAGTCAGCCATAAGTGTTTCTAACTGACCTGCAACTGTAGCTTTATTAGATGGTGTAGCTGTAGCAGCCTGTACTTGTTCAGTAAACGCAGCAGCTTTCTCTGCATTAGCTGCACCAGAAATGATCTCACCTTCTTGTATCTCACGCTGTACTGGGTTATCCATGAGGATAGCGTTACCCTGTGCAGCATCAATACCTGAGATAGATGTACCTACTTGTTGTGCAGCCTCTACTTGTGCAGGTTGTGATACAACACCTGTAGCAGCTTGTAATGCCTCTGTCTGAGCTTGTACATCAGGAGCGGCAGCACCTGTAGTCATAGTAGATGCATCTGTAGTCATAGGCATACCAGCTTGTGCAGTAGATGGTACTGTAGCAGCTTGTGCAAAAGGAGCTATAGGATATGCTTGACCTGCCTGACTAGATACAAAATCTGCCTCTTGTGGCACCATCATCTGTACGTTAGACTGTACAGGTTGCATTGTCTGTTGGATAGCACCACGTTGCATTGCAGCTAGTTGTTGCTGATAAGGGTCTTGACCTTGTACAGATAAACCTGAAACGTTAGCTAACTGACCTGCAGCATCAACGAATGTACCACTCTGAGCAAACACAGTACCCTTCTGTGTCATCTTGTTACGTAGTGCTGTACGGTATTTACCCATCTTAGCTGCAGCAGCAGGGTTAGCCTCTAAGAACTTCTCTAAGTCTCCACCTTTGAAGCCAAGAAACTTAGATGCCATACTCTTCTCAGCTTCTACTAAGCCACCTTCGTTGTAACCATTGATGTAAGCACCCTTAGCAGCAGATGTAACTTTCTGGAAACCTGGAGGGACAACACCAATAGGGCTACCGTTGATCTCAGTCATACGGATAACCTGCTGTGTAGCTGGATTCTGATACGCAACTTGTTGTACACTACCTACACCCTGTGATGGCTGTGTAAGGTTAGCCATATTTGTACCAGTGTAGTCTGTCATAGTTGTGATAGTTTGTGGTACAGCAGATAAACCAGCAGTTTGTGTAGGTGTGTTAAATGTACCTGTAACAGGAGATTGTGGGTAGGTACCTGTAGAAGGACCGCCTAAGCTAGGCTGTGCAGTATCAAACGTCTGTACAACATCCTGTGTGCCATACGTAACAGGTGCTGCAGTAGTTGTATCAAAGGTAGTTGCACCACCTGTAGTGGTATCTGTACCACCACCTGTTGTACCCCCACCACCTGTAGAACCAGGTGTAACAGTTAGTCCTGCAGTATTTGTAGGCTTTTTAACTGGCATAAAGTCTTTGTAACGCAAGAAGTTTGTATCAGTCATAAATTCGTATTGCTTACGGAAATTATCGTAATACGTATTGTAGTTTTCGTATACGTCACCCTGAGTTATGCCTTGAATCTCTTCAGGGCTAAACCAAATGCTGCCCATCTTAGCAGTAGTCAAACCACCTTTAACGCCACCTGCTCCGTAGAACATAGGCTGTCCGTTTTCCATACCAAATGTTAAATTCGTTTGAGAAGCATACCCTGTAGGATTACCGTCCTGATCTCGTGTTACAACACCAGATTCCCAGTTCTGTCGAGTAGCAATGTTTAAACCTTGAAGGAAAGCATCGCTTCCTAGTCGAGTTAAAGCGAATAGTCTACCTAAGTCACGGCTATCACCAATAGCACCAATAGCACCATAGTTCATACTAACTGCAGCCTTACTTAAGGCTTCATCCATAGTGTCACCAGCAGCGCCGTATTGCTGGAATAGTTGCTGTTGCAGATCGCTACTTGCACCGTTAAGAATGCCAAGCATATCAGATTGATTTAAAAGCTGTGCGTTATTGTAATTACCTGTACGTAACAAGAAAGCTTCGGCTTCGTTGGAAACACCTGGTGGTAAGCCTGTGTTAGGGTCAATGTACCCACCACCATCGTCTTCACCTGTAGCCACATAGTGATCGTAAGATTCCATTAGGGTTTCAAACTGTTTCTCTACTTCTGACTTTTCTGTAGTATTATTAGCTTGAGCAGCACCTGACCTAGCTTCAAAAGCGTTAGCTAGAAGACGGGCATCGTTAGCAGCACTCAGAGGATTACGTACTGTTGTCTGAGCAGTAGTACCATCAGACCACGTAATAGTCCAGTTACCTTTACCACCACTGATAGTATAGTTATCTGGGTCAGCAGGGATATTACCCTCAGACATTACTCTGTCTAAGTCGTCCTGAATGTATGATGGCAGGTTACCCTGTTCATCGTAGAACTTCTCGTCACCTTCTGGAATAATGACATTCTTGTTTTCTTCTTCTGCCATAATACTTTACCTTTACTTACCCATTGTCATCCATACCGCACCTGCAATAAATGTCAGGACTCCAACGGTAGCTAATTTTACTACTGTAGACCAGATAGACTTACGAGTGTCACGCCATGCTTCCAACAAGCTACGCATCTCTGTAATATCTTTATGTGCATCATCGTCTAGTAAGCCAATAGAACGTAGGGCTTCTTTAGCCCCACGCCTAGCTGCACGATCTAGCATATCTTCTATTTCTTCTGGAGAAAGTTTGATGTCACTCATAGTTTAACTCGTGAATGTCTATTTGTCAAGGCTTATACTGCGCTGATTAGATCGGCTAAGTCTCTTGCTTTGGTCATTACTCTACCTCATATGTGTTGAGAACCATTTCGTTTGTCCCACTCGATTCACCTGCCGCAACTAAGTATTTGCCGACTTGGACAGTTTTTGAATTTGCACTGCTTGGTGTCTTTCCATCAAACTCTCTGACCCCGACAAAATCAAAAGCACTTGGAATAGGAAAACTACCCATTCCTTCATTTGAGATAAGAACAAGGCTGTTGTCTTTTCCATCCGTTATCGTTCCATTATACTGTCGCCAGTTCCCATAATTATCGTGTGTCATAGCATCTGCTGGGAAACGTATTTCACCATTTGTTGTTGGTGACGCTGCGGGTGATTGAGAAAACTCTACTGACAAACCTTCTCTGCCAGCCATACCTCTGCCCCACCTAGAGTTACCATCTACCCCAAAGAAGTGCGCACCAGCAGTTCTACTAGGCCAAGATGCAATACCTGACATTTGACCAAAAGTATTACTATTAGTCATAAGATGGTCATATAAGCTTTGTATAACCCAATCATTCCCTGAAGTAGCCCCAGGCAATACTATTTGATACCCTATTGCGTAATAAGAAGAAGATTGTCCTGCACTAGGTCTGCCGAAGCCATAAATACCGTCAGCCGCACCAGTGTAATGAACTTCTCTTAATGTTCCATATTTCATAGCGGTATTAAAACCAGTGCCTTGTGTAGTACCGTCTGGTCTAATCATAGCAGCTTGTATTCCAGCGCCAGCTTGCTCTGCAAACATAGCAATTAAATAACCGTTGAATAATGCTGCACCAGCTACTTGGAAGTTATATGGCCCTGCACCAATAAGGATATTTGTAAGGCTTAATGCAGAACCATTCCAAGCAACTTTATCAAAGCATCCATCAGCACTGCCTCCAGACGTTCTATATAAAAGAACGTGATCGGCAGTAGCACATCCTGCAAATGGTGCGCCATTAACGCCTAATGATGTTGGTGCTTGGTTTTCTGTTATACTACCATCGTCATTAATAGTATAATGACCACCATACATTGTACCAGCATTGCTCCCTGCAAATGTAGCAAATGTCGTGTCAGACATAGGAACCATTGTAAAGTTTTGATACTGGCTAATAGTCAAATAACTTTTGTATGTTGCCTTACGAATAGGATCATAGCTGACGTTAGGTATTGCCGCTGCGCCACCGCCTGAACCACCAAAGAAAGATGTTAATGTACCCATTTTATTTTACCTTATCCTTTACGAGAATGCCCAACCGATAGTTGCGTCTACGTAGCGCAAGTATATTACTGCGTATGCTGAGTCTATTGTTATATCGTCTGCAGCACTCATAATGTTTGAACCGTTACGTGCAATGATGCAGTCTGTGTTACCTGCTACTTCACTGATACGCACCTCGTCACCTACGCTTGGTGATGCAGGAAGTGTTAGTGTAATAGCTGAACCATTTAAGTAGTAATGGTTGTTAGCAGTAGCTGTTGTGTTAGTTGTGATTACGTTTGTTGTGAAGCTGACTGCTTGCCAAGTGGGGGATGCGTTCTGTCCATTAGAAACAAGCACCTCTCCAGTTTGACCATAATCTACGGTATTGCCAAAGCTAACACCGCCATTAATATGGAACCTCATACGTTCATAGTCAGAACCACTAGCTTCACGAATAATTGCTAAGTTACCACCTGTTGGGCCACTTGCGTGGAACTTCCAACCATCTCCACCATCAGCTACGTTATTTTGTGTAAGCTTAATTTGAGGAATATCAGTGACTGGTTGTACTTCTAAGGCAGCATCATTCATTGAAGTAACACCAATGCCTACCCTGCCATTACTGTCAATGCGCATACGTTCTGAGCCACCTGCTCTAAAGTATGCATCATCATTAATAGCCCCTAATCCAACTTTAAAATCAGCCGTAGTACCAGAAGTTTTAAAATCTATGTAAGCTGTACCTTGCCCACTCTCTACCCGCATAACTGCTTGTTTAGACGCATCGTAAACTTCTAAAGAACGATCTGGACTTGCAGTCCCAACCCCTACATTACCCGTAAAAGACGGACTAGCTGTAGGAGCAGCACCTGATACTTCGGATACACTAATGGTACCATCCGATAATGGACTACCATCTGATACGAAGTCTGCTAAATCTCTTGCTTTACTCATATTGTGTATCCTTCAAGTATATCTTATTCAGGCTTCGTAGGCCAGTCAGCTTCTTCTAGGT